AGGCGGCCCGGCCCAGCATCACCCCGTCCACGTGCGCCAGTTGCGCCTGCGCCGCCTCGACCGTGGCCAGGCCACCGTTGAGCACCACCGGCAGGCCCGGACGCTCGGCCTTCAGCCGGTAGGCCCAGTCGTAACGCAGCGGCGGCACCTCGCGGTTCTCCTTCGGCGACAGGCCCTGCAGCCACGCATTGCGCGCGTGCACGACCACCATTGCCGCCCCGGCCTGCACCTGGCGGTCGACGAACGCGGCGAACGCGGCGTAGTCGTTGTCCTGGTCCACGCCCAGCCGGCACTTGACCGTGACCGGGATATCCACCGCCGCGACCATCGCCGCCACGCACTCGCCCACCAGCTCCGGCTCGCGCATCAAGCAGGCGCCGAAGCGCCCGGCCTGCACCCGGTCGGACGGACAGCCGCAGTTGAGGTTGACCTCGTCATAGCCCCAGTCCGCGGCGATGCGCGCGGCCTGCGCCAGCAACGCCGGGTCACTGCCGCCCAACTGCAGTGCCAGCGGGTGCTCGCTGGGGTCGAACCCCAGCAGCCGCTGGCGGTCGCCATGGATGACCGCATTGGCGTGGACCATCTCGGTATACAGCCGCGCGCCGGGCGCTAGGATGCGGTGGAACACCCGGCAATGTGTGTCGGTCCAGTCCATCATGGGCGCAACGGAAAGACGTATTTCCTTCAGATTCAATAGCTTCTGCATTCTTCGGTGCTGCCTTGGTGCAGCGCCACTCCCTGTAAGTCCCTGTTTTTCACCCCCATTCCCGGTGTAATGTACCCGCACTGCACCAGGCAGAGGTGGCTGTACCAGATGGCGGTTGTCGAAAAACGGGGGAAGAAGTGGCGCGCGCTTGTGCGGATCAAGGGCCATCCTAGCGCGTCCAAGACCTTCAACGGCCGGAAGGCCGCGGAGGATTGGGCGCGCCTCACGGAGGACGCCATACGTGGCGGGACTGCGCTGCCGCAGGAGAGCATGACGCTCTCTGCATTAATCGACCGGTACTTGAAGGAGCTGGCGAAGTTCAAGCCGGTCTCCGCCACCAAGCGGGGCAACCTGAAGCGCTGGGAGGAATCCCTGGGGGAGCGTGAGGTTTCGACGCTCACCGGCCAGGACATCCTCGACCACATCGCCAGGCGTGAGGCCGGGCCGGCGACCATGACCATCGAGCTGGGCTTCCTCGCGGAAGTCCTTGCCGCGGGCCGCTCGCTCTGGAACATGACGATCCCGGACGTTGCGACGGCCGCCCGTCCGATGCTTCGGCGCACCGGCGCCATTGCGAAACCGGTGGAGCGTGACCGAAGGCCGACGCCGAAGGAGCTGGAGGATTTGGCCGCCTACTTCCGGTTCAACCACGGCACGATCCCCATGCGCGACATCATCCCGTTTGCCATCGACTCGGCGATGCGGATGGGCGAGATCATCGGCCTACGGTGGGAGGACTACAGGCCAGGCGAGAAGCCCACGATCCTGATCCGCGAACGCAAAGACCCGAAGGACAAGAAGTCCAACAACCAGTGGGTTCCCCTGCTGGGGCGCACCGCCGAGATCATCGACAGCCAAGAGCGCACGGGGCCGCTGATCTTCCCGTACAAGGCGGACAGCATCGGAGCTGCGTTTCGGCGCGCCTGCACGCGCCTGCAAATCGATGACCTGCATTTCCACGACCTGCGGCACGAAGGCGCATCGCGCCTGTTCGAACAGGGGTACTCCATACCGGAGGTCGCCATCGTCACCGGGCACAGGGACTGGAAGTCGCTGAGACGCTACACGAACCTGACCCCGGAATCCCTGCACCGCGAGAAGCCAGCCCAGGACTGACCTGCACCACCTGCAGGAATGCGGTCCTCCTGCAGGATCTAACGTCCCACTGCGGGACGCCCTACTCGCCGGCTTCCTCGAACCGCACGGCCCGGACCAGGAAGGCGCCAGCCTGCAGTCGGAGCCGGCTTGCCGCGGCTCTGGTCCGCGCTCGGCGCCGCCAGTCCCCGGCGCTGGACTGCTCCAGCTGCCGGGCCTGCCCGTCCAGTTCCGCAGCCTTGGCGCGTGCCCAGGCCGATTTCGTCGGGTACCACGTCTTGGTTGGTGCCTTCATGGTCGTCATTCTCGTCCGCCCCCATCGCACTACCTGCGATGCGCGCTACGGTCTGTCGGTCGCACCGCTGCCGTTCAGGTGCCAGTTGCGCCTGCCACCACGCCGGCGCCGCAGTTCCCTCGAGTACGCTGCGGCCTTCTCCTCCGGCGACCTCGAATCCCCCCGATAGGACATCGGATCGCTGGGGGCCGCGGAGAGCATCGCCGCGGACAGCGCGCCGCCAGCGGGAACCTGTCCGCTCCAACTGCGCCCGTAGTTGTTCTTCATGCGGGCCGCCTCAGCCATGGCGGCGGCTTCACGGCGGAGCCGCTCCTGGTGGCGGTGAACCCAGGCGCTGCATCCGGCCACGCCACTTTCGTAGCTACGGCAATCCCGGAACACCCCTAGCTGGCCCTCAATCCGCGTCCGGTGGCGGTCAAGCCACGCGTACCAGCCGCCGTCGTTGATGCGCTCCAGCAGGACACAAACCACGATGCCGTCGAACGCCACATCCGTCAGGGCCGTGCCGTATTGCCAGGCCACCTGCCATTCAAATCCGTCGGGGAGGTTGTCGTACATGGCCGGAAGTCTAGGACTGGCACACGCAGATCCTGAGACGCCTACGCGGCGATCCGATGCTCGTAGAACGGGTGCCGCTTGTCATCAAAGATGGCGTACAGGGCCTGAAGGTTGGCAGGGTCCGGGTTGAGCCAGGCGTCGATGTGCTCGGGCTTGATGTTGATGATCGTCCGGTCATGGCCGGCCGCGGCGACCTCCGGCTCCGGGTCGTCGGTGACCGCGGCGAAGCTCAGGAGATCGGGCTCCTGCCCCTTCGGGTCCGTCCAGTGGGACCACAGGCAAGCGATCAGCATCTGCTCCCCGGTCCTGGGGACGAACTCGAGCACGCGGTTCTCTCCGTCGACCTCGACGTGCTCGTAGAAGCGGTCGGCCAGGATGAGACCGTGGGTCCGGCCGAAGGCAGGCGCCCAGAACTTCTCCAGGCTGTCCCGACGGGCGTTGTAGGTGCCCGGGAACTTGGAGTCGTAGAAGGCAGGCTTACCCGCGAGCCGGCATTGGTAACGCATGGGCTTGACCACCAGCCGGCCGCCCTCGCTCACCAGGACCGGGCAGTAGTAGCCGGGGAACATCCGCGAGTCCTTGGCTTCAGGCCGCACGCGCTTCAGGTCGGCGATCCGCCCCTTGATCTGCTCGATCTTGTTGCCGGCGATGCGCTTCTCGTTCTCCGCGGTCTTGGTCGGCTTGGTGGCCAGCTTCCGCTCGGCGTCGGCCAGGCGCTTGGCCTGGCGGAACAGCTCGGTCTCAAGCTGTGCGATGTCCTCGGCGTCCCATTGCCGGATTTCCTGAGCTATCCCAGCCACGTCGGGGTCGTCCGAGGCCAGGAACGACAGGTCCAGCGCCCGCGGCGTCTTGGGCCTGCGCTCGTTCCCCTCGTCGCGCAACCACATCTTGGCGAACGCCTTCTTGTCGAGCACAGCACCGAACTGGCGAACGAACTTGGTGTATGCCGCTTCGATCTGGGCTGAGTAGCACATGGGAGCCTCCGGTGTTGACCGGAGGATAACGCCACCGCCGTAGGATCGATGCCATGACCCACCTGACCCGTTCACAGCTCGATGAGCTGCTCCAAGGCCTGCGGAACCAGGCCGCCCGAATTGCCCAGGAACTGCCTGCAGCAGACCTGGCCGACGCCATCGCCGGCGAGGCCGAGGCGTTGGAGCACCGGATTTCGGCGAACGATGCCGACTATTTCCACAACGAGGTGGTGGCGATCATGCACTCGGTGGGGGCGGTGGAGAGGGAGGAAGGCCATGAATAGCCAGCAGGCCGACTACGACCTGGCCTTCAACGAGCTGCAGCATGCGGTGTCCGAGCACGGCCCCGGCCCAGAGCTGGATGCAGTCTTGGGAGCGATCGAGGAGCGCCTCATCGGCCGGTATCCGGAGGACGAGCATGCAATCCACGAGCTGATTGCATCGTGGCTGGTCACCCTGCGTGTCCAGACCAGCCTGCAAGGCTTCATTTGAGGTTGCCATGTTGAGCCAAAAGGAGATCGAGAACCGGCTAGCGGAAATCGAAGCAGAGATACCCAGGCTCCGCCTGGACATGAACACGTTCTACCGGGAGTTTGAGGACCGGACGGACCGACTCTGTGAAGACGTCCGCGATGACCAGCAGGAGTACGTGCTCGACCGCCTGCGAGAGATGGTCGACCGTGCCGGCATCAATGGGTGAGCCCTGGTCCCCGCTGCCCCGCGAGTTCTACCGCAGGCATCCCACCGCGGTAGCGCCTGAACTGCTGAACAAGATTCTCGTGCGCGCTGACGGGAGAGCTGCCCGCATAGTCGAGGTTGAGGCCTACGCGGGCAGTGAAGACCCCGCCGCCCATTCGCACCGCGGCAAGACCGCCCGGAATGCGACGATGTTCGGCCCGCCTGGCCACCTGTACGTCTACTTCTCCTACGGCATCCATTGGGGCAGCAATGCGGTGTGTGGCGACGTTGACGATGGCGCGGGTGTGCTTCTGCGGGCCGCCGAGCCGCTCTCGGGTCTTGACCTGATGCGGGAGGCTCGGGCTGCCGCCAAGCGCGACCGCGACCTGGCCAGCGGGCCGGGGAAGCTCTCTCAGGCCATGGGCCTGGATCGCTCGTTCGACGGTGCCGACCTTGTCACCATGGACCGGGGCGTCTCCATCGTGAGCGACGGCACACCGCCACCGGTGGACCCCGTGGTGAGCCCCCGCATCGGCATCAGCAAAGCGGTCGACCTCCCGTGGCGGTGGCACGTACGGGACCACGGCCACGTCTCCGGCAAGCGCTCTCCGCGCACGTAGCGAACCACGTCCCGGTGAGATCCATGGGCGCCAGCTGCCCCCGCGTCCATGCGGGAGCCCGGCGGGGTTTGGCCTGGACTGTCAGTCGGCGCGCTGGTGCTGGCCGGCTCACAGTAGCCGGCCCAAGGTCCACGAAATGTCAGCGAACCCAGCACCGCGCTATCGGAGTAGGCCCTTGCCGCGGCGCGAATCCGGCGCACATGGCCAGGCTTCCGTGTGTTCTCCGTCGCACTTCGGGACTTTCGTTGGTCGAAGAAGCGACCGTTCCGAACCGGCTCCTACGTGAATCCGTAAATCGCCTAGGCGCCTGCGCTGCGGACACTTCAGCTCCGACCCCACCCTGCAAGTTGCCGGCACCGTTTACACAGGGCATACGAGCCGATCACGACACCTTCACTCCCACCCCCGCGTGATCGACTTAAGTTCGACCTGAGGGGGAAGGCGGCAAGGAGTGTCATATGGGATACAGCGCTGAATACCTGACGAACGAAGAGTGGCTTCAGCTGCAGGCGGCATACCGGCTTCACGGGAACGGGCCAGGGTTCTGGCAGGTGTATCAAGACCTCCTGCATGCTGCGTGCGCTCGCAATACGAAAACGGTGTTCGGGGTGGCGAATGAACTGGCCAGTATTGCCGAGCGGATGGGCGCAACGCAGAGAGCCGTTCTGTTGGCCACTGCCGACATTTGGACCCCGGGCGGTGAGGCCCTGTCGCCTCACTGAACCAACCGGCGGCACCGCTCAAGAGCGGTGCCGCGCTCCCCGCACTCCAGGAGCAGCGATCACACTGGCTGTTGGATCGTCTCCTGCTTGGCGATGTTGTGGGTTGCGATGGTTGCACTCGGATCGGTGCCGGCGAAGTACATCCGGTCACCCACGTTGAGCTTGACCACGCGCCGCACGCCGACGCTTTCCAGACCGACCACGGACTCCCATGCCAGCGCCCCGCCCCGGGACACCAGCACCTCCTCGCCCAGCATGTCCGGCGTGTAGGCCGTGGCGCCGCTGCGCAACGTCATCGGCGTGCTGCGGCTCTGGATCACCCGCGCGCCAGACGCCGCCACCAGCTCGAAGCACTCCTCCTCGCCCAAGGCAAAGGCCCTCACCGCCTGCATCGTCACCGCGGGCACGTCGGGGTCGTCGTTCCAGCACCCGATCTCGTCGCCCAGCCGCAGGTCACGGACCCACCTGCCATCCGGCAGCCGCGCGGTCTCGTAGTCCACGCAGTAGCTACCACCACCCCCACCCGCCGGCGGTGGCGGCGGCGGCGGCGCGATGGAGTTGTCCGAGAACGTCCCCGGCGCGCTGCCCGTGGTGTTGAAGTTCTGCACCTCGATGTTCAGCACCAGGTGGTAGGTGTGCCCCTGGGTAGTGCGCGCCCGGAACGCCAGCGTCGACCAGTTGGCCGGGGTCGTGTAGGTGTACGTGAAAACGTGGGTAACCGTCGAGATGACGCCTACCGTCTCGCTCCCCAGCACTGACCAGGCACCACCGTCGATCTGCACCTCGATGCTGTAGGTCTCGTTGCCGGACCCACCACCAGAGACCGACATGATCGTCAGGTACACGTCCTTGACCTTCTCCGACATGCGGCTGTAGTCGTAGCCGGAACCGTTGTCTGGCGCGATGAGCGGCCGGCTGGTGGCCGTCTTGTTGCCCAGGCCGCCAGAGCTGCGCGCCACGTCCTTGATGACGAACGGGGCCGTTCGATTCCCCCCGCAGAAGATCCGCGCCGACGCCAGCGCAATGGCCGAGCTGGACAGCACCGAGGACGTGATGCTGCCGCTGAAACCGGCGTTTCCGGCGTTGTCGGCCCACATCGCGGCGTTGGACTTTTTCGCCGCCGTGGCGCCGACGTTCGGCCCGAGGAACAACATCAGGTTGTCGGTCCCGAAGCCGGAGCCGATCACCGCCATTGCCGATCCGCCCCAGCTCCGGAGGTAGCCGTTCTGCCACTCAAGGCCAGTTGCCGAGCCCGCCGGCGACATGACCCGGAACACATGGGCCATCACGTTGAACTCGGCGATGATGCCGTTGTTGATCGACTGCACGCCGCTAATGACGTTGCCGGCGGTCAGGTATACGCCCCAGGTCGCCTGCGCCTGGGCGATACCCTGTTCGTTCACGGACACGCGCGCGTCCAGCGCGGTGGTCGCGTTGGCATTCACGGTGACCTTTCCGTCCAGCGTGGTGATGGACGACTGCACGCTCACCAGCTGCTGGCTATGCGACGTGAGCGTGTTCCCCTGGCTGGTCTGCGTCGTCTGCAGGTTGCTGATCGCTGTGCCCTGGGCTGTCTGAGTCCCCTCGACATTGCCGACTCGGCCAGTCAGGACGGTGACCCGCTGCGCCTCGGTCGTCACCCGTCCATCTACAAGGTCGACGCGGGTATTGGTCTGGACAATCGCTGAGGCATTTGCGCCAGCAAGGACACCAGCTTGCTTGGCAAGCTCCAGGTTATTGGCGTCGATTGCATTGAGCAGCGCCTGCCGCTTCTCATAGACCGCGAGCCACAGCTCACGCCACTTCTGCCCGGCCTTGGCGGTCAGATCACCACTGATCCGAATTCCGACTCGGAATCGCCCACGCAGCGCGATCGATGCGGACATCTGCCCGAGCGCATCCAAACCAACACTTGACCTACCGCTAATCGACCTGCTGCGAGAAAGCTGACCACCAGCTGCGAACTGCACAGCAGTGGCGCCATGAATGCTGCGCGTGGGGGTCAACGAAGCTAGCGAGTTGAAGCCGAGCACAGCCGCGCCGCTGAGACTCACTACGCCAGAAAGGACACCTACCATGCCGAACGACAGGGTGGCGTGCCCGATTGTCCCGGCAGGCGTCAGCGAGCCGGCCAGCGTGAAGGAAAGCCAGGACTGGCCTACCAGCGGCACAAGCGGCTGCGCAGCACCGCCAGCAGCCACGCCAAGCGAAGTTGCTCCAACAACGTCGTAGTAGCGCGGTCCGTTCGCGCCCAACGCCCGCACGCTGCCGCCCGGCAGGCGACGGCGCGCACCGTTCGGCAGAATGCGGAATACGGTCATTGGACGGGAGCCTCACTTTCAGCGTGCAGGTCGGCGACGTACTGCTTGATCAGCAGTACAACGTCCAGACCGGTGATCGTCTTTCCGTTGACCTCGAAACTGCGAGCGGCGAAGTTTCCGACCAGTTCACCGACCACACCTGCCGGGTCCATGCGAACGAACTCATCGTCGTGGTACTCCAGAGTCTGCAACTCCAGCGACACAGAGCCGGCGGCCTGATCGACCGGGTTAGCTCGGATGCGGATGTCAGCGGCGTAGACCTCGCGGCGGATGGTTACGTTGGCTTTTTCTTCGATGATGATTGCCATGTTTACACCGTCTTTATGTTCAGGTAGATGTCAGACGTTGCTTCGATTGCGCCTGTTGAAACTCTGCGAATCTCGATTCGCAGATAGGCCCACGTCTCGACACCGGTTTGCCGCGTACGGCTCAGTGCGATCTGCGTTGTCGTGGTCGTGAGCGGGAGCCATACCCCGGTGTTGGTGAACTGATCGACCGCGTTTGAACTAAGTACCGTGGCGCGGATCTGAAAATTGACATTGAACTGCGCGTCATTGAGCCAACTGAAGGAAGACGGGCGCGATAGCCAGACGAGGTTTGACCCGCCGCTGCTCGATTGGCCGCTAGCCAAGTAGGTCGCGTAGATCGTGGAGTTCAGGCCGCTATCGCGGGCAAGATACTCGAGCGATGGAGGCAGGCTGACGACACCGCCTGCAGGATTGATCCCATCAGCACCACCGCCAATAATTCCGACGCTGAACATCAGGCCGCCCCCATTTTGCCGAACAGCAGCCATTCGTTGAGGCCGGTACGCTTCAGCCCCCAAGTCGAATAGCGGTTCTTCGTCGTGGCAGTGATGTCTGAGCTTTTCAGAATCGTTACACCGGAGCCTGCCACAAACGTTACGGAGCCTGCCCCGATCTGTGCACCTTCCAGCTGCACTTCGTCAGGCCATGCAACCGATGACTGCGACGGGATGGTGATCGTCTGCGCCGTAGCATTGTTGCAACGGTTGAATCGGTCCATGTTCTGCAGACCAAGCGTGTACGTCGATCCGGTGATATCCACGACCGCGGCGCCGCCGCTTTCCAACGTGAGCGTTCCGCCTGTCAGCGACAACCTGATGCCGCTACCTCGGACAACCTTGCCGAGCACGTATGCGGCAATCTTCGCCACCGGTACGCGCCACCAACTGTTCGGCACAGGCGGCGTTGCCCCGGTGTTACCATCCGGCCGCTCGATCTCCAGCATGTCGGTATCAGCCAGCCCCGAAACCTCGGGCATGCTGCCGATGCTGTATGCAGTCTCGTCAGCCATGCGTCACCTCCAGAGCCTCAAGCGCGGGAACTGCCCCGCGAGCACCGTCATGGGCTCGTCCAATGCATGCTTGACGCCATCCAGCGTGTAGCTGGAGATCACGACATCTCGCTCGACGGCGGGAAAGTCGATGCGCTCGGCATCCGCGGCGACGGTTCGGCAGACAATGGCGCTTCCGTTGTTGTCGTGCAATACGATCTCCATGGGCTACCTCACACCGGCTCCGCGGTGGAAACGCTGCCGGTGAGGTCACCGGGCTTGAAGCGAAGCTCTTGGCCGACCGTCACTGTGACTGGGTTCACCAGCTTCCCGCGAAGCAGGACCTTGCCAGCTCCAGTAGCCGCGTTGCCGATGGTGAAGTGGGTCAGAATCGAGCCCGCGCCGCCCATCGCTTCGCCGAACTCGATGGACCCGCCGTTCTCGAAGTCCGCTCCGCTCGCGTCCCACGAAGCCGGGGCCACCAGCTTGCGGGCATAGCCGCCGTAGGTTGCCTCGCTGGTGGTCTGGTTACCCGTCGGACCTGTATCTGCCGTGTGCAGTGCGATGTAGGTGGGCCCGAAGGTCTGGGACTTGAACACCGCGATGAGCAGGTCGTTCGCAAAGGCAGTAGATGCGCTCATTTCTTCTCCTTGATGGTGATGGCATACGTCCCACCGACCACGAGCGCTTGCGCCTCGCTTGCGGGAACGTGAATGTTGAATGGCAGTCCGGATGTGGACGGGAGCGGGCTGAACTGCAACATGATCTGGCCCGGGGTCGTCGCCATCTCGGCTTTCCCCTGGAGGGTCATCTGGATCGTCTTCATGGGGTTCTCAGGTCAAATAGGTGACGCCGCTTGGGTCATCCCAGCGGGTCGGAAGGGTCAGGGTTTCCATGTATTCGGCCAGGGCATCTAGCGCGTCGTTGTAGGCGGTCTTTTCGTCGACTACTTCGGACAGATCGGCCTGAGCATTGATGCCATCGCGCTCGCCCATAACGGCGGCGAAGTCGATCCGTAGCTGCGGCTTTTCGACGGGTGAGATGATCTCGTCGTCGTCAATCGCATCGATTCGCTTGCGCTCTGCTGCTACCGCTGCCTCGCGTGCGGCACGCTCCTCCCTAAGCTTCTGTTCTTGCTCCTCGGCCTTTTCCTCGATCTCCTTGGCTCGATCCTCCGCTTCCTTCGCGTCCCCCTCGAATCTGAGCCGGTTTGCCTCATCGATCTGGCGCTGTAGCTCGATCAGCTTCGCGGTCACGTCCTCGGGATCGAGGCCTTCGATGATTTCGCCAAGGTTTGGGCCCAGCGTGCGCACAGCGGTTTGCATTCCCACGGACAATTGACCAGCCGTGTTGCGCGACCGACACGCGATGGTCCAGGTGCCGGCCGGCGGAAGAACGCTCTCGAATGGCGCGGTGTAGTAGCCCGACTCCCCAAGGGGGGTCATCGCATCCCACACCGGCATTAGCACTTCGCCTTCCGTGTAGCGGATCTCCACGCCCGCGAAGTCGGGCGAGCGCATCGTGTCCTCCAGCCAGCCCCAGGTGTACATCCGGACGCCGCCGCTGCGCTCGACAACATCGAACAGGTCTACCAGCACCGGCGGCAGCCCGGCGCTGCCCGTCGTGTACGTCGCCTGCACCGCAACGCCGGCCTCGCCATCGGGCGAGAACGGCCGCACGACGATGGTGTACGTGCCTGGCTCGTTGATGCGCCACGTTGCCGTCCGCGTCACCGTCTGGGCCACGTCCTGCAGCTCGCCACCGGCACCCGCCGCGCGTACAACCGTTGTCCCGACCGGCCCGGTTACGTCGAACGTGGCCGTCAGCTCGGTGAAGGTGGTGTTTCCCTGGACGATCTGGGCCTCGCTGATCCGCAGGTTGCTGGCCACAGGCCGCGTCTGCAGGAGCGATTGATTCGGCGCCGGGATGTAGTGCCCGGTGAGCACGTAGTCCCAGAACTCCGGCCCCTCCGGCACAACCCGCACCGCGGCGCCTTTCAGGTCAGGCTCCGGCTCGATGCTGGTCACGCGCACCCGATAGCCCGGCGTCTGCCGGAAGTCGTAGACCCAGATGGTGTCGTGGGCCGGGTTGTCCGGATCGGCCCCGGGGATCGCGGCATCTGCCGGCCACGGATCGGCCAGCGTGATGCTGTTGCTCGTGCCGCTGAACGGCTGCACGCGCAGCACCCTGTACACCCGCTCGCCGGGGATGCGCAGCCCGATGTACGCATTGCCGGCCGCCGGCGCCGGTACGGGCTCGTCCAGTAGCAGCGTCATCGCGCCGACGGTACCGCTGGCGCCCTGGACACGCCCGCCGTAGCCCCACTGCGTGAGGTCGTGCTGCAGGGCCAGCAGCGACAGCCGCTGGTAGCTCAGGTGCTCGATGTCCGTGCTGTAGCCGATGTCCTTGTACTGGTACAGGTGCTGCGCCAGATGCCAGCGCGCGGCTCGGGCCGCGTGCTGCTCCGTGCTCACGCCCTCCCCTGACACCTGGGCCGGGTTGAGCATGATGTCCACACCCGGCGCCGGCACCCGCAGGGTCTTGGCCTGCCAGTCGGTCGAGTCGATGTACGTGTACTCGATGCCGTCCGCGGCGTTCGCCAGCGTGTAGTCGACCTGGAACGTGCCCTTCTTGATCGTCGGCATGGCGACGACGCCGGACAGCGGCTGTTCCTGCGCCGCCCAGACCACGCCCAGCCGCCCACCGGCCCAGGTGATCTCGCCGAAGCCCGCGCGCGCGATGGCGGCCAGCACGTCGGTGTGGCTGCGCGCCTCCTTCACGTGGAAATCGTACGTGTAGCCGTTGGCGGCGCAGTGCAGCGAGAACGCCTTCCAGGACTCGATGTCGATCTGAGCGTCCGCCAGGGCCATGCCCGCCAGCAGGCGAGGGCCGGCCCAGATGCCGCGCGCGTACGCCAGGCACTGTGCTCCGGGGTTGCTGCTCTCCTTCGTCACCCACGCCGCGCCGCTCCACTCCGGGATCGGCGCCGCGAAGGCGACGCCCCTCACCTCGTCGGGTGTGCCATTGAGCTGGCCGGTGGCCTTGATCCGCACGCCGCTGCGCGCGATTCCTGTGTAGTCGGCGTCGTCCGCCTGGACCGACGTGAGCTGGGTCCACTGGAAGTCATTCTTCTGGGTGTTCTTCCCCTCGTAGTTGCCCTGCCCCAGCATCCGAACCCGCACGTCGTACTGCCCGCGCGCGACGTCTCGGGCCAGCGTTGCCCGGCGCACGTCGAACCGGTCCGAGCGGAAGGTCTGCGATGCCAACGGCTGCCACGACGCGCTGCCCACCGGGCGGTACTGCGCTTCGACGGTCTCCGAGACGTAGTAGCTCTTGCCGCTGGTGCCGGTGCCGCCCAGGACGTATTCCAGGTTGATCTGGATGCGCACCGTGTCGGCGCTGGTGGTGCGCTCCACCCACGCCTTGTCCTTGGTCAGCTCGGCGCCGTCGATGGTGTCGGCGTTGCTGTACAGCGGGATGGTCTGCTCCGGCATCTGGCTGTAGCCAGCGTGGTAGACCTGCACGCCCTCGTAGTTCGACAGGGGCGTATCGCCGTTGTACAGGGCCTCGATGCGGCCCACGTTGATGCCGGCCGACAGCAGCAGGCCGAGGAACTGATCGTTGCCCTCGTACCAGGTGTACGGCTTGCTCAGAAGGTCCGGGGTGATCTGCACCCGGCCGAACAGCAACGGGTACGGCTCGTATAGCCGCAGCTGGTTGCGCGCGCCGCTGATCGAATGCACCGGGTCTTGCTGCCGGTTGTCCACCTTCGGCTGCTTCGGTGCCAGCACCTTGTTGATGAGCATCGAGCCGGCCATGTAGACGCCGGCGGCAGCCAGGGCGCCAAAGCTGCCCGCTACTGCCCCAGCACCCCACATGCCAGCCGTGGCCGCGCCAAAGCCGAACGTGAAATAGGTCAGGGCCAGCACGGCGACGAGAGCCAGCGCGGAGCGGCCGACACCGCCGCGAACCTCGATCACCTGCCCCTGCTTCGGGTAGACGTGGTGCCACAGGTGCCGTTCGACGGCACGGCCGCCGATGCACACTTCCCACCGCTGCCCGTCCAGCTCCGGCACGTTGCGCTGCAGGATGGCGTACAGGCTCTCGCCGGCGCGCGCCTCCCACACAACGTTCCGCTGGCCGTCCAGCATCATCGGATGCGGGGTCACGATAAGCTGGCCCGGCCCCAGCGGCGGTTGTTGCATCACGCCCATGCGTAGTAGCCCTCGATCCTCAGCCCGAAGTCGGGCAGCTCGCGCACGCGGTGCAGCACGCTGCAGCCGTTGCGCTCGTTCGTGTGGAGTACCCAGCCCTCGTGGGCCAGGAAAAAGAAAACCCCGGCATGGCCGGGGCGCTTCTGTCCGTGTTCGACCATGAGGACGAGATCCCCGTCCTGTGGCGTGTCCGTTCGTCGTCCATAGGGGCGCGACAGGTCCCCAAGGGCCGCCTGCCCCTCCACGCCCCGCGGTCGCCGGCCGGGAAGCTGGACGGTGCGGCCGAACAACGCCCGTTGGACCAGCACCACCAGGTCGGCGCAGTCGAACTCCCGTTCGTCATACGGGATGGCGACGAATCTCTCAACCTGAGCTAGATTCACGCCTCCCCCTCATTCGGACATGGAAGATCCGTATGCCGACCAAAGTCGTCCCAATCCGGTTTGTTGACCATCTCGGCAACCCATCCGGACCCGATCATGACGTGCGAATGGCAATCCCCGTGTTCGACGTGACTCTGTGCGCACCAACGGACTTCACCATCGCCGCGCAAGGCAACGGAATTGCCTTGGTTGATACCGGGGCGGACTCCAACCACGCCACCCCTGAGAGCATCCGCTCCCTCTCTCTCCATAGGCTGTACGACGGCGAAACCCACAGCGTCCACGGAACTGCTGCCAGTACCGCATACAGCGGCGGCCTGTATTTTCCTTCCGCACAACTGCTCATCAGAACCGAGATTATTTCGGATGTCTTCCGCAACCGCTGCTACAGCGTCATCGTTGGACGTCGTACGCTGGAAATGGGGTGTTTGGTTATGGACTATCCGAACAGAATCTTCGAATGGCGCGTTCCTATCCCATGAGGTCTGCAGAGAAGGCAGGGAAGTTGGAGTTTCCTGCATCCCTGGGCTGGTAGTTCTGCTCTGGATAATTGTGACCATAGAATCTCTCCCGCGCCTCAGAACGCCCCCGGTGCGGTGAACGGGTTGTAGCGCAGCCGCACAGCCTGCTGGCGCATGATCGCGTCGTAGCCGCACTGCGCCGTCGCCGTCCTGGCGTTGACCGACACCTGCGTCAGCGGCAGCAGGAATGCGCGCTCGATGACATTGGGGTCGGCCCGGTCGCTCAACAGCAGCCGGGCCATCACCACGTCACCGGGCAGCAGCCGTTCCAAGTCCTCCGTGATGCCGCGGCCCACGTTGTCCATGGTCAGCACCGCCCGCGGCGTCTGCCCGCCCACGTCGCTGGGCAGCTTGAACCCGAACGGCACGCCGACGTACTCGATGCCGTTGCTCGTCCAGTTCTGCGTGTCGTTGACCAGCCGCAGAGTCTCGCCGAACGAGGGGGCGGTGATCTCCAGGAACAGCAGCGTTCCGGCCGTGTCGGTGACACGCTGCCGGCGCTCGGTGAAGGTCGTCATCGCTGGTACTCCATGATGACCGTCCGGCTGGCGATGTAGAACGCCGGCCCCAGCGGGACCAGCGTGCCGATGCTGCCGCCCTCAAACCGGGCCGTGATCGTCGCACCCGTCCTTGGGTGCTTGATCTGGAACCAGCCGATGCGCTTGATGGTGTCGAAGTACCAGGATTCAAACGATGCGATGTCCGCCTTCTTCCGGAAGAGGATCGTCGCGCTCACCTTCGCCATGACCTGCGTATTCAACAGGCGCTGCTTCGGTACGCCCCGCTCCATGTCGGTGCGCTCCACCGCCGGATCGAACGACTCCGTGAAGCCATCCGCCAGGATGTGCGCATAGCTCGGAAAATCAGCCAAGTTGATCCCTCCATCCGTATCGGCTCTTGCCGGCCTGGGCCACCCTGCCGCCCGAGGCCACGTCGTCAGCCACTGTGTCGAGAATGAGCCGGATCAGCTGGCTGCCGTCCGGCTGCTGCTCCGCCGACGCGGTGGCCTTCACCGGCTGCCCCTTGTTGATCACCTCGACCTTGACCGACGCTGCACCACCGCCGGCAGCAGAGACGCCCAAGCGCCCGTCTGGACCGCGACGGAGCGGCATGATCGCCTCCGGCCCCGCCTCTCCGAACACGCCGGCACCCTTGGCGAACGCGAACAGGTGCGGACTGTCGTACACCCCGCCGGAGTAGGCCGACAGGCTCGGCGAGTTGTAGGCGCCGCCCTTGGCGTTGGGGATCAGCTGCCCCATCAGACCCGCGGTGATGCTCTGCGTTCCGCCGCTGACGAGCGCATTCCCCGCCGCGGTGGCGCCGCCGAACAAGCCGGCCATGGCGTTACCGAGGACGCCGGTGATCATCTGCCGTGCAGCGATGCGCGCCAAGTCCGCGATGATCGAATCCGCCAACTCCGAGAACGACAGCTTCCCGGTCTTGACGAAGCGCACGATGGCATCCTCCGCTCCCTGAAAGGCGTTGGCGAACAGGTCGCGGGACTGGCCTGCAACGTCCGCCGCTGCCGCCAGATAGTCCTCGAGCGCGGCGTTGGCACCCACGCGCCAGTCGCCCATCAGCGCCAGTCGCCGCTGCTGGAACTCCCTCTCCGCGTCCAGCATCCGTTCCCGGCTCTCCCGTAGCGCCTGCTCCTGCCGCCGCCACTCTTCCGAGTCGGCGGCCACACCCCGGTCGCGGATCTGCTTCAAGCCCTCCTCATACTCGCGTTGGATGTCCAGCTGCCTGCGCAGCATTTCGACGGCATCACCGCCCCGACCGTACGACAGCAGGTCGATGGCATTGGCACGAAGCCGGTTCTCCTCGGAGACCCGAATCTGCGCCTGTAGCCGCTGGAGCTGTTCCGTGGCGCGCGCCTCCTTCTCCTTGGCGTCCACCAGCTCGCCGGTCGCGTCCAGTTGCTTGAGCAGCTGGTTGATCTCGGCGCGGCGCTCCGGCGCGGCCTTGGCGCCCAGGTCGAGCAGCTCCTGTTCCACCTGGACGCGCAGGCGCTGGCTGGTCGTCAGCTTCGCCTCCGCCTGCAACTGCTCGGTGTTCATGGCGATCTGCTGCTTGATCCGCTGCGCCAGTGCCACGGTCGGGTCGGTCGACTTGCGCCCCTTGGACTCAGCCTCGGCGAACCTCTTGCGGGAGGCCGCGATCTGCTCGTCAATTTTCGCCTGATCCAGCCCCAGCTTCTTGCCGGCCTCCTGGATTCGCTTCTCCTCGGCCTGCTGCTTCTCGCGCTTGCTGAGGTTCTGGCCAACCCACCGATCCCACTCCTCCTGGGCCTTCTTGCGTTCCTCTCGGGCCTTCGCCTCTGCCTTGGAGTCGACCACGTTGTCCCACGTCGATGTCACACCAAAGGATGGAGGGCCGCCCGCGCTCACTTTCCCACGCAACCACTGCTTCCCAAGTGCATTCAGCAACGTGGCACCGCTCGACGCCCAGTTGTCCGGGATGAGGTATGCAAGCTGCCCCTGCGCGATCCCAAGTTGACGGAGGCCGCCTGTAGCGCCGCCCTTCCCGCCAGACAAAAGAGACTCCGACGCCCTCTGCTTCTCGATCAACTGATCCAGCAGCTGCATGTAAACGCCAAGTTCGCCCCAGGCATGCGTTGTGTCGTCCTTTACGTCACGCCACCAGCGAGACAGAGAGGAAAGAGTGGCGTCGGCCCTGGTGGCAACGTCATCCAAGTGCTCGCCGTAGATGCGCACACCCTCGGCCGCAGCATCTTGCGCCCGCCCCTCATCTTCCAGAGCTGCCATGCGCCGGAGCTGGGTGTCGGTCAGGAAGTGCTCCGTCTCGTTCAGCTTGAGCAGGGCGGCGACCGGAGATTTTGCGATCTCCTCGAACTTGGCGACGGTTTTGTCCACCCCGTCGCCCATGGATGACTGCATACGAGCGGATGCGCGCGTGACGATGTCGAACTGCTCACCAGCGAACCGGCCCGAATTGGCGACCGCCATGATGGCGTCCGCGGCGCCTCCGCGAGAAACCCCCTCAAGCGCATCCAGGTTTGCGATCAGCTCTTGGAAATCGCCGGTCAGCGCGGCGGTGCTCGCGCCAGTTCGGATGAGAATGCGGTCGAACTCGGCCTGCTGTTCGGCTACGGTGTATCCGGCGTAGGCCAGTGCCCCGAGGGCACCCGCCGCGATGGTTGCCGGGTTGATCATGGCGGCGAGCTGGCCCCCGAGCGCCTGGGCTGCCGGCACGAGGCCGCCGAACATGTCCTTGAGCTGGCCACCCTGCTGCAGGAGGACCGTCATCGGACGCTGGCCGCCCTGCAGGGAGACGAAGATGTCGGTGATCTGAGCCGGCGTGCCGCGGAGCGCGGCGGCCTGCTGGGCGGCGCTGACGCCGTACTTGTTCAGTTCGGCGCTGGCCTTCTTTGCCGCGGCCTCGCCGGACGCCAGCTTCTTCACGATCTCGTCCAAGATCGGGCCGCTGGTGCGCAGCGAGGCGTTGTAGGCCAGCTGCTGTGCCTTGGTCATGCCGAGGGTATCGGCCTGCCGCACGAGCGCGTCGACACGGCGCTTCTCGGCGCCCGCGAGTTGCTGATACTGCTGCTGGGCGGACGTGGACATGTCCGAGACAGCACGCTTTGCGGCGGAAACTGCGGAGTCGAACTGCGACGTGTCGACGGTTACATCGATGCGCGCAGTACCGATGGCGGCGTCTGTCATTGTTTCTCCTCGGGCAACAAAAAACCCGCCAGAAGGCGGGTCTATGGGCGTCACTGAATTGAAGAGGGGCTACATGCCCGCTCGGGCATCTAGCCAGAACCGAATACACCACACGGCGAGCACAACACCAGCGCTCGCCAATGCGATGACGGTAAGCCATGATGCGCCAATGCTGCTTCCCGGTTTCTGTGGGACGAGAGACGGCTGAGGAATAGGGGCCCCGCACCCTGGACACGCGGCGGCCTTGTCGCTCAACTCGCGGCCGCATTCCGTGCAATTGATCAGCGCCATGGTTCCCCGCCCCTTCTGTTGACGGGCGGATCGTAGCAGGATCGCTACCTGCTGGCCTCCGCGAAGTGCGCCAGGGCTGCCGCTTCGATGACCCGGATTCCCGCCATCACTTCCTCTCGGCGGTCTCCCTCCAGCCCCTCACGGTCCAGCTCCCGGTGCACCTCCTGGTAGTCCAGCCCTATCAGGCCCCCGGCGCTGCTGCGCCACTGGGTGGAGACCCGCGAATAGATCGTGATCGGCAAGGCGCACTCCGGCCACAGCTCAACCTCGGGCGCGGTGAAGTGCTTGGCCTTGAGGCCGGTGCCTGCGAGCTCGGCCTCGGTGGGGGCGCGCCAGTACAACGCCCCCACCGCCTCTGTCAGTTTCCCTTGCGGGCCACCTGGATCGCCTGGGCGTAGCCATGGATGATCGCCGTGTCGAGGCCGATCTGATGCTGCAGGGCGGTTTCCACGCCATCGGTGTCCAGGTCCACGTCCGCATCCCACTCGACCACCAACTCCAAGACCGCCTGTGCCGGGGTGATCTCGCCGGCCGCCAGCTTGTCCATCAGCGCCTTGTAGTCGTCCTTGAGCAGGTGGCGATACGTCAGTTTCAGCTTCTGCTCGCGGCCCTGCCCCACGATGGTCAGGGTGGTGCCGAACGTTTCCGGTGCCTTGACCTTGAACATCAGGCCACCTCCACCAGAGTCGAATCGCTCAGCGCGGTGAACGTCATGGTGTTGCCCATGGGATTGTTCGCCGCGATGGTGGGATCGCCGTCGAAGGACATGTAGCCGTAGCGATACAGCGTATCGCCGCCCGGCAGCTTCGCGCGCAGGATCAGCGGCAGGCCCTTCGCATCCGCCGCCTTGGCCGCCTTGTACCACGGCAGCTTCGGGTCGAAGTACAGCGGCAAGGTGAGTACCTTGGCGTTCTTGAACGTCGGAATCTGGATCTGGCGGCCGGTGGGATCTTCCATCAGCGAACCGGTCCAGTACTGCTGATCGCCGCCGGAGGTCGAGGCGTCACCCTGCTGCGTGAAGTCGATGAACTCGCCGGCCTTCTGCAGGTAGCCCGCGACGCTGGTGCCCGGGAACAGCACGGCATCGGTGGTGTCCAGGCCGACCAGCGGCACCGCGCCGCCGGATTCGGCGCCGGCCTGCGAAACCAGGTTGTTCAGGAGGGGCCAGCCCGGCGCGCCGACCAGCACGATGTCGCCTTCATCGACGGCGCCGGATGCCACGCTCGCCAGCGGCGGTGCCGCCTTCGAGAACGCGGTGACGGGAATCTGGGTGGGGATGATCGGCGCGAAACCGAACTGAGTGCCCTTGGGCATCTTGAGAGCCATTCGTACATACCTCGCTGGGGTCAATAAAAACCCGGCGCGAGGCCGGGTGGTTGGAGTTGGTGCTGGGTTGATCGGTCAGGGGTCGGGGTACCAGACCCCGAAGTCCTGCCGGGCCGTGTACTTCTTGATGGCGTCGGCGTATCCGGACACCGCGGCGCCAAGGGGCTCAGACTTCGGCATGCCGGTGCAGATGCTGTCCTCGATCCGCCGCATCAGCGTGTTCGCCTGCGCGCGCGTGTCGGCCCATAGGGTGATCTGCACCCGGGCGTGCTTGTGGTCGGGCATGGCGCCCTCGCCGAACCACAGCGAGCGGCCGCCCACCTGCTGGTAGACCGCGCACGGGTATTGCGGGTTGTCCGGTGGCACGTCCGGGTAGAACCTGTCGTCCAGGAGTGGCGCCAGCAGGGCGGTCAACTGCGGCTCATAGCTCATCGTCGCCTCCCTTGCCGGCCAGCAGCTCCGGCAACCGCGCCCGGCCGCGCTCGACCATCGCTACCTTCGCCCGCTCCCTGGCTGCATCCAGAGCCGGCCGCAGGAAAGGATCGGCCGGCACCCACTTGGGCGTCGCCAGCGGCGCGCCGGTGTACCACTCGCCGTCCTTTCCCTTGTACCTGGCGTGGGTCTGCCAGTGCCCGAACTCGACCAGGTGCCCATGCGGCGCCGCCTTGGCGTTCCAGCTCACCGCGTAGACCTCGGCCTTGTCGGTCGACGCCTTGTCCCGGTACGCCAGATAGATCGCGTCGCGCAGCTGGCCGGGCCGCTTGCTCCCCTCGCCCACTGGCGCACGCGCCTTGGCCTCGTCGCGCAGCACCTTGCCGCCGGCCACGGCCATGGAGCGCGCCAGCTGGTGACGGACATCGGTGAGCAGGTCCAAGCCCTGCAAGGCATCGCTGAAATCGACGTTCGCCTTGATGGTCATCCGCTGTTCCCGCCTTGCTCGGTGATGATCCACGCCGCCGTTCGGTCATTCATGTCGCGGGTGGCACCCTTGATGTCGAACACAAGCCCGTCGTAGACGATCCGCATGCCCGGGTTGATGCCCAGCCGGCCGACAACTTCGAAGCGCACCAGGAAGCTGTAGCGGGCGATGGAAGCGGGTGCACCGGCCTGCAGGTTGGAGCGGATGGCACCAAGGCCGGTTTCGCCGGCAATACCGGCCATGATCTCGTCCACCAGCTCCCATCCCTGGGTGGGCTGGCCCCATTCGTCCTTGCCAGAGGCCGGCCGCTCGACGCGGACCTTTCGGTTGAGCTTTCCTGCGCGCATCAGAATGCCTTCCTGTACCAGAGCAGCCTTTCGACGCCGAACTGGACTTCCGTGGATACCTCACCGATGACCACGGCCTCTCGGTTGGCGGCCCAATGGCCCACCAGCAGCAACGCGGCCTGCAGCACATCCGGCTCGAGCTTCATTTCATCCGGCCCGGAAGGATCACCCTCGACCAGCTTCCGGTCGCAGTGCTGCTCGATGTGCGCCAGCGCAGCCGCCACGTACTGCTGGAGCAGCGCATCGTCCACGTCGGCGACTACGTTGCACTGCTTCCGCACCAGCTCAAGGTCGAGGGTGAGTGCCATCAGGAGGGCTCCTTGCTCTTCTGGGCCTCTTCCAACGCCGCGGCCAGGCGGGCAATGCCCCAGCGCCGGTCGAACTCAGCGCCGGCGGCCTCGAGCTGCTGGATCAGCTGCTGCTTTTCGTCACCGGTCGACTCGGCTGCCGCAGCATCGTTGCTCGCGCCGGCTTCCCCCTCGTCTTCCGACTGCCCCTCCGCCGTGGCCACACCATCGCCGGCCGGGGAGCCGCTCGTATCCTGCTTGGTTTCGGTCGGCTTAGCCGGCTTCGCCTCCCTGGGCGCGGCCCCGGCCGGGAGTTGCACCACCAGGCCCTTGCCGATCAGGACGTGGGCATACTCGGGGTCGACGCCTTCGAACACCTGCCCGGCCTTCACGTCCGCAGACGTGGCCTTGAGTTTCGGGGCGTCGCCGCGGAAGCCCCACAACGCTTTGATCTTCATCTTGCTGCTCCGTAGTGAGAAGAGGCCGGCGCTAGGCCGGCCTCCGTGTGGCATCAGGTCTGCGGCTTGAAGCGGCCCTTCACGAAGGCCTCAACACGGCGCTTCGCCAGGCCGAGGCGCTCTTCCACCAGCAGCACGCGCTGGTTCTTGACGAAGTCGTCGTTGATCATGCCGACCTTGAACAGGAAGCTCATGCGGTCGTAGATCGTCGCGCCGCGCTGGAAGTTGGCGACCAGGAACTCACCGCCGGTCGTGGTGCCATCGCCCTCGTCCATGCTGTCGGAGGCGACCACCGGGCGACCCCACAGGATCGGGGTGACGAAGCCCTGCAGGTTGGCGAACAGGTAGCGGTTCTGGCTGTCCTTCTCCAGCTCGATGTTCATCCAGTCCAGCTCGGTCATCACCGTGGCGTCGGCCGAGAGCTTGGACTGCTTGCGCACCTGGTAGATCGCCCGGCGGACGGTGTCGATCGACGTGTCGCTGGTCTTGGACAGCGCGTCATCGAACAGCGTCGCATCGGTCATCAGGCCCGGCAGGTTGTTGCCGACGCCATCGCCCTTCAGGATCTGGACCTCTTCTTCCAGCTTCAGGTCGTAGCGCAGCAGCTGCTGCAGGTAGCCGTACAGCTGCGGCACGTCGTCCAGCGCCTCGTCGGTGACCGGAATCCAGACCGCCAGCTTCTTCACCAGGTCGGTCTTCTGCTCGAAGGTGACGTTGCTCTGCGGCTTGGCCGTGCCCTCGCCGACGGCGCCGGCGCCACGGGTGTGCAGCTTCTCGCGGAAATAGGTGTAGCTCTGGCCAGTCACCGGCACCGACGGGATCAGGTCGCGGATGCGCAGCTCCTGGCGGATACCCGGCTGGATGGTCGGATCGTAGTTCGGGACCACGATGCCGGCGCTGGTGACCGCCTTGGTCTCCTGCATGGCCGCCAGCTCGTCCTTCTTGACCTCGATCTCGGCCGCCGACTTCTCGCGCCCCATCAGCGACTTGTACTCGTCGTTGCCCTTGATGAAGTCGATGAAGCCCTTCTTCTGGCCCGGCTGGTTGCCCAGTCCGATGCCCTTCTCTTCCAGCTTGAGCACCTTGTCGACCACCTTCTGGATTTCGCCGGTGGCGTTGTCGATCTGCTTCTTGAGTTCGGCGCTGACCTGGTTGCCCTGCTCGATCTGCTCCGAGGCGGCGTCGTACTTCTTCTGCAGGCCGGCGAAGCCGTCCTTCAGCTGCCTTTCCAGGCCTTCGCGGATCTCGCTGATGTTGTCGCTCATTGGATGGTTCCCTTGAAAATGGATTCGATGGTTGTGCCGAGTTGCTTCAGCTGCTGCACGGTCTCCGTGTCCCCGATCCCACCGTCTCGGTGGATCGCGGGAAAGCCGAGCGAGGCGACGGCAGCCGCCTCCTTCTGGGACAGCCCCATGCGCTCGCGCAGGGCCGATTCGAAGGTGCGAACGTCAGACTTGACGCTCATCACCTGTGCTTCTGGGTTCATGCCGAAGGGGACGACCGAGGCCTCCCACAGTTCGGCCTTCCTGATGACGCGCACCCGGCGCCCATCCCGGGTTTCGATGGCGTCCTCCAGCGTGTTGAATCCGACCGACATCTCATCGAGCGTGCCGGCCTTCATCAGCTCATAGGCGTCCTTGGCGTAGCTGACGTTGAGGTTGACCTTGCCTTTCAGCAGCAGGCCATTACCGTCTTGCTTGAACTCGGCATCGCCGATCAGGCGGGTCAGGTTGTGGTACAGCGCCAGCCGCAGGCGGCCGGTGCGCGTCGTCTTCACCTTGACGAAGGCGCCGGGTAAGATGAGGTCCTCGCCCAGGTCGATGTTGTTGAACACCGAGGCGTAGCCTTCGAAGTTGCCGGCGTCGTCTGCCGACTTGACCTCGAACGGGCAGGCGTACTTGCTAAACATTGGCGGGGTCTCCCGTTTTGTCGTCTGTGCTGGAATCGGGCTTGTTGCTGGTCCACCGGGTGACCTGGTTGTACTGATCGCCGTCGAGCACGGGCAGGTTCTCCTTCACCCGGACCTCGTTGATCGTCATCCACCCGGAACCGCCCGACCCGCCGAGGGCGGTCTTGTAGTAGGTGGACCGTGCGCTGCTGTCGGCGCGAAGCAGGCCTTCAACGACCGCCTCAACGAACATGTCCGTTTCGGTGAAGAGCTTGTCGTTGATCTCGCTTTCGAGTGCGTCCAGGTACGGCTTGAGGCCGAACGTCACGAAGCCGCTGGTCTGCTGCTCCAGATTCGAGCCCAGCACCGACGTGGAGCGCGCGCGGTTGGTCAGGTAGAGCGGCACGCCCCAGATGCCGGCCAGCGCCTCCTCTTGGAACTGCTGCGACTCGATGAACTGGCTGTCCCTCTGCGTCAGGCCCGCCGGCGTGATGGTCGGGCCGCCCTGCAGGATCGCCATCTTGCCCAGGTCGTCCACGTCGCCCTGGCGGATGTCCGGCAGCTTCGCCTTGATCTGCGCCTGCTGCTCCTTGGTGAGGAAGCCCTGGTAGATGATGTATCCACCCGTGAAGCCGCCCTTCCGCATGAAGCGCGCCGACCAATCCTGCGCCGCGCGCGCCAGGCCAATCGTCTCGGCCTGGCACTCCACGGGGGACATGCCGATCACGCCATCCGGGCTGAATAGCTTGAAGTGCAGCATGTTCTCCGGCGACACCGGCGTTTCACTGCCGTTGATGACCACCCAGTAGATCAAGCCCTCGTCGGTGTCGATGCGGACGTTGTCCACCGCGACCGGGATCAGGCCGATCCATTGACCGTCGGCGTCGCGCTGGATGATGGCGAAGGCATTGCCCCGCAAAGCCATGTTCACCACCATGGCTTTGATGAAGTCTAGCCACTTGATGTAGGGGTTCGGCTTGCTAAGCAGCCGCAGCAGCCGGCGGCGCTGTGGGCTGGTGCCCTTGACGCGAGAGCGGACGCCGCCGGAGTCCTCGTAGAGCGGCCAGGGCAGGCCGGCGGCCGACTCGGACAGGACTTTCACGCACGACCAGACGATGCTGACAGTCATCGCCTTCTTCGGCGTCACGCGGACGCCAGATTTCGTGCTGCGCCCACCGGTCGACAGGTCGACATCGACGTAGTTGCCCGTGGCCGGGTCGTCGTACCCGAAGAACCGCCAGCTAAGCGGGTTGTACCAGCGAAAGGTTGTCATCCGATCAGTCCAAAGAAGCCGTTCTCGAGGTAGTCATCAATGCCGGGTGCTTCTGCCGGCATGGCGTGTGCAGCGCCGATAGCCATGCACAGGGCTACCGCCGGGTCGATCTTGTTGATGGATCGCGCCTTGGAGAGCCAGGTGTTGTCCCACTTGTCGGACTCGATCACCGCCGACATCAGCGCCGATACGAGGACCGGGTTCCTCTTCAACCGGATGCGACCCTCCAACAGCGCCTCCTCCAGCAGGCGCAGCGACCCGGGCATCCACATGCCCTCCGGCGGCGGCTGCCCCGACTGCTCGGCGGCCTCGACCGCTGCCTCCAGCGGTTTGCCCTTCTTCGTGCCGCCCTGCGGGTGCTCGGCGAACGTCAGGGAAAGGCCCACTTGCGCGGCTTCATCCTCGAACCGGCGGAATACGTACCGGTCGTAGGCCACCAGCCCGATGTCGTAGTCCTGACCGTAGTCGGCCAGCGTCTGCGCCACATGGCGGAAGCTGATGGTCCTGCCCTGCGGCGCGTGCAGATGGCCGGAGTTGATCCACGTCCGGTAGGGCAGCTTGTCGGTCAGCTCGCGCGCGGCCACTGTGTCGCCGGGCGTCCATGCCTCGATCCAGGCATCGAACGTCGGCTTCTCGACTACGCGCTCCTCGCCCTCCACCGTGATGGTCACCGGCACGCTGCCGGTTTGGACGACGAACGCCGCGGCGGTGAGGTCGCGCACCTGCGACAGGTCCAAGCCTGAGAAGACTCGCTTTCCGTGGTGCTCGGCGATGTCGAAGTCCGCCAACGCCGGCTCCAACGTCTCGCGCGTCATCCACGCGGTTTCCGCATCGGTCCAAACGCAGAAGTTGAGCCGGAGAATCTCGTTGAGCTTGCCGGGAATCTGCTTGGCGAGGGACACGCGGGCCTGTAGGTACTCCTCGGTGATCGTGATACCGAGCAGCGGGTTCGCCTTCATCCAGCAGCGGGGGTCGTTCAGCGGGTCGTCGCCCTCGTCCAGACCGCACACGAACGAGAACGTGCTGTCGTCAAGCGGCTCGCCGATGAACGTGGGGTCGTTGACGGCCTCCGTGTGTCCTGCGGCGACCTTGACCGCGTGCTCGTGCTCGGCCCACGCGATGCTGTTCCGGTCGCTGCCGGAGTTGGTAATCATGAACAGCAGTGGAGAGCGGCGGAACTTGAAGCCGTTCTCCATCATCTCGATGATCCGGCCGTCCATCATCTCGTGCACCTCGTCCGCCAGGACAAAGTGCGGCCGATAGCCGGAGCCGGTCTTGCCCACGTCGCGGGACGCGGGGCGGAAGTAGCTCTGCGACTTGTGGTGGGCGATGTTGTACTCGCGCCCCTCGCCGCCCGAGAACTCCAGTCGCTTCATCAGCGCGGGCGATGCCTTCACCATCTTGACCGCATCGCGGAACAGGATGCCCGCCTGATCCTTGTGGGAGGCCACGGCGTACACCTGCGCGCCTGCCTCCTGATCGGCGCACAGGCCAATCAGCCCGATCCCGCCAGCCATCGGCGACTTGCCGTTTCCCTTTCCCTCTTCGATGTAGGCCCGGCGGAACCGGCGCGAGCCGTCGGCCCGCTTCCATCCGAAGATGCTCCCGATCTTGAACGCCTGGCTGGGATGCAGCTTGAACGGCTGCCCCTGGAACTGGCCTTCGCTCAGGCGAAGCACCTCCTCGAAGAACGCGATCTTCTTCTCCGCCGCCTCCTGGTCGAAGTACAGGCCACGCTCGGCGCCGTCCTCCAAGTCCTTCAGGTGCCGGCGGCAGGCATTGCGCACATGTGGGCCTGCGATGAACTTCCCGGCCAGCACGCCCAGAGGGTATTCGCTCGTCCGGCACCTAGAAGTGCTTTTCGTCCTCGTCCTCGTCGTCGCCTTCGCCATGGTTCACTTTGGTCTCGTCCACCGGCGTGGCTCCCAGCTTCGACAGAAGCGAGCCCAGCGCCTGCATTGCCGATACCCCCATCTCGGGATCGGTTTCCATGCGAGCACCCAAGATGCAGACCTGGCGCAGCAGCAGGCGGTGGCCTGCGTGCAGCCAGGGCATGTTCTCGACCTGCTCGCGCCACACCGAGATCTGCGCCTTCGTCATCCCCTTGTACGGGGGGCCGATGGGCCGCGCCTTCTTCGGCGTCTTGCGGTCCTTGTGTCGTTTCGGGTTCTTTGCCGCCGCGCCGGAGACCTTCGCCTTCGCCGCGGGAGTCCTTGGATTCGCCATGAATGGCCCCTCTGCTGGGGTCGTCTTTCCAACTGTGGATGCGTGAAAAAAGGGGGACAGTCGGTCTAGAGGGCCGGGAACTGCATAAATTCACCCCCCCTGTGGAACACCACCGTGGAACCGAGTCACCCGGTGATCGGCCATCCCTCGTCGTCGCACCCTCTGATCTGCACCGCACCACGCTCTAGGCGCGCCTGGTCCGTGTTGTGGCAGTCGGCACACTGGCTGTCGAACGGGCCGTTCCAGAACATCTCCTCGGTCTCTCCGGGTGGGTGCCCGTTGGTGTGGTTGCACACCGTCGCCGCCTTCACATGGCCCCGCGCCTTGCACTTGCTGCACAGCGGCTCGCGCTCCAGCTGTGCCTTGCGCGTGCGCTGCCAGCGTGCGGTCCCGTAGAACTGCGCGAACCTCGTGCCGCCTCGCTGGCGCCCTGGCCTCCTGCCCATCACTTCCTCCGGCGCCCGCGGTGCTTAGCTCGCACGACCAGGCCGCGCCGTATCCACCACTCCACCCGCTGCCAGTCCGGCTCCATGCCCGTCACCCGGGCGAACCACACCACCGCGCGCAGATACCAGCGCACCCACCAGCGCCAGCCGATGGATGCCGTGACCGTCTCGGACATCAGAACTCCTCCACCGCCCAGCCGCCGCCGTCCTTCTTGGGGCGCACGCGCACCGCGATGAACCGGAACGGGTATTGATCGGCAGCGATCTTGATCTTCGCCCTGGCATCGTCCTGCCAGAACCCTTTCACCTCGTGCAGCTCCATCACGCCGTCCGCGGCCAGGACTGCGAAGTCCGGGGTATAGAAGGCGTTGTCTGCGAGCCGCAGCTTGATCCCCTCGAACCGGTGCCACAGGATTTCCCCTGCGTGCTGCAGCGCGCGCAACCGCTCCGCATACGCCGCCTCGGTCTGGTTCATCTTCCCGGCCTTGAGCCGGCCGAGCGCGAGGTGCCCACCTCCGGCCTTGCGCTTCACCGGTCGGGAACCTCGATGGCACAGCCAGCGGCTACGACCGCGCGCCGGGTGTCGATCAGCTCCCGTTGGAGCCAGCCGATCCACGCGTCTGCCCGGTCGCCTCCTGCAACAAGATGCGTCGCGCCTGCCCACCGAAGTTCGGCGGCAGCATCTTGTCCTCGGGCAATGCCCGCAGCTCCACCGGCGCCGGCTCCGGGCGAACCACAGGCCCACTCCGGCCGCAGCTGCACAGAACCGCGGCGCAGAGCAGCGGCCAGGTCACGTTGAGCGCGTTTCGCATCGTTCAGGGCCTCGTTGTAGCGGGTGTCGTTCGCCTGCCGG